GTCGAGCCCTGCAGTCCCTGCAGATGAGCGTCTCGGTGAACGCTGAGATCAAGAGCCTGTCCCAGACCGCCGAAGAGGCTCTGGAGAAGGCTGCCCAGCTGAAAGCCAAGCGGGAAGCTGCGCTCGCCAAGGGCCGTGCCATTCAGGCGCAGACCAAGGTGGACGTGACGTCCGACGAGGCACAGGCGTTTCTCCGCGAAGTGGCTGCCGGTCGCATCGACCTCGACGCCCTCAAGGCCATCGCCGATGCCGCAAAGGTAACCTCGACGCGGGCCGCCCGGGAGCTCGGGCTGGACTACAACACGCTCGTGAAATCGAAGAAGGCAGCCGAAGCCTACGAGTCCCTCTTCAAGGACTTGCAGACCGATGCTGGCCGACTGCGGATGATCGAGCAGCTGACCGGCGTGAAGGGCGACCTCGCCAAGCTGTCCCGCATGATCAAGCGCCGGGAGAACACCGGGTGGACCTCGCGGGTCACCGACGTCGTGAAGGACACCACGGGTGCCCTATTCTCGTTCGGGACCGTGGGCATGAACCTGTTGGGTGCCGGGACGATCTTCACCTTGAAGACCATCACCCACACGCTCAACGCTGCCGGGTTGACCGGCGCGGCCCTGATCACTCGCAACAGCGAGCTCGCGGTCGCCGCCCAGAAGCAGGCGCTCAAGGCGTGGGCCACGGTCCACGTGCCCCTCACCGGCTTCCGTTCGGGCTTCTCCCGGGCGTGGTCGGAGCTCCGCGCAGCTGGGCTCGAAGAGCGCGCCTTCATCGCCGACGGGCTCAAGCTCGAACAGGCGGCAAAGGAACTGCAGGTGCGGGCTATCGAAGCCCGGAAGAACACCAGCAGGGTCTTCCTCAAGGACGACTACCTGAGCACCCGGGGTTTCGCGGTTGCACCCGAGACCCTCAACGCCATCGCGGCGCAGGTGCAGGAGTGGCCCATCGGTCGCTTCGGGCACCTCGGACTGGAGTGGATGGCGCGCTCAGTGGGCGCTGCGATCAACACCGCCGGGGCTGGCTTCCGCCTCGGGACGTCCATGTTCATCAACGCCCCGGACCAGTTCTCTGGCTCCATCGCGACCCGGATCGGGCAGCACACCGCTGCCGTCGATATCGCCGCGAAGGAAGCCGCTGAGGCTGGCCTGCAGGGTGAAGCCCTGACCGCCTACATCAAGGGACGTGCTATCGAACTCGGCGACATGATCGACGAGGGCGTGATCGGCGCGGACCCATTCGATGATGGTGTGAAGGACTTGATGGACAAGGCCGGTGTCCAGTTCGCGCAGGAGGTGAACTTCTCGGACGAACTGGAGTTCCAGTCCACCCGACGGATCGCTCAGTTCTTCGAGGGCCTGCCCCTCGGGGTCGGCTCGCTGGTCATGCCGTTCCCCAAGACGCCCCTGCGGGTGATGGAGCGGACCCTGATCGACTACACCCCGCTGGGCGTCCTCAAGGATCGCTACCGCGAGGCGTGGGCTTCGGGAGACCCGGAGCTCCGTGGGGAAGTCGCAGCGCGCCTGACCATGTCGCTCGGCCTGATCGCGGCGGCATGGGAGCTCACCGGCTCGGGCAGCCTCGTCGGCTTCGACGGCGGCTACAGCAACACGGCCCGCCGGGAGCGTGGTCAGTACTCCATGCGTATCTTCGACGACGTCTACGATATCGGGCGCATCGACCCCATCGGTACCGTCTTCGGTATCGTGGCCGACATCAGGCAGCTGATGGAAGCCGGGGTGGAGAACCGCGAGCTCGTGGGTATGGTCGAGGGTGACGACGCCATGGTCCGTCAGCTGGGCTGGGATGTGTTCGAGGCGCTGGTGTTCAGCGTGTCGCGCAACGTCCTTGCGAAGTCCTACTTCGACAGTCTTGAGCAGCTGAACGGCGTGATCGCGGCAGAGACCGAGGAACAGGCTGCGTCCCTTCTGGAAGCGTGGGCCTCGTCCACGGCGACCCGTCTGGTGCCCCTGTCGGGCGTCCAGCGCCAGATCGAGAAGATTGAAGACCCGACCATGCGCCTGTCGCGTGGCATCTTCGACGGCATGGTCAAGGCGTCTCTGGGCTCCGACACCCTGCCCGCTCGGCGCGACCCGATCTTCGGGAGACCGATGGAGTTCAAGGAAGGGGAGCGTCTGGTGGGCCTCAAGGGCGGGCCGATCACCTCGGACCCGATCAACCGCGAGCTCGCTCGCCTGTCGTTCAACGTCCAGAACCCCAAGTGGAACCAGCGAGACGTGGAGCTCAACCCGGAGCAAATGAGCCGGTACCTTGAGCTCCGAGGCCACACTGTGAAGAACGGCGGGGCCACGCTGGAGGAAAGTGTGATCACCTTCATGGAAGACCCCCGGTATCAGAGCCTCACCGACGAGGCGAAGGTCGAGGGTATCAAGGAGATCATGCGGCCCTACTCGAAGCTCGCGATGGATCAGCTGCTCCGTGAGGACGGCGACCTCGCCTTCATGGTCCTCGTGCAGGAGCTCCGCGACGACTTCGCCCTCACCGGGCGGGATCAGCGGGAGATCATGCCTGAGGCCGAGCGCATCGCAAAGGAACTCGGCATCAACCGAACCCAATGACCTACTCCCCAGCCCAGTACGTGGCCGTGTCGGGGCAGCGGGACTTCACCGTCCCGTTCCCCTTCATCAACCGGACCCACGTCGAGGTGCTGGTCAATGGGAACCTTGCCACCGTGTTGGAGTGGCCGACCAGTTCGATTGTTCGACTGGCGGCTGCTCTGGCCGGTGGCGAGAGCGTCGTGATCCAGCGGCGCACTCCCATCGACGAAGCCCTCGTCAAGTTTCAGAACGGCGCTGTCCTCACCGAAGAGGACTTGAACCTCGCCGTCCAGCAGCTGCTCTACCGGCAGCAGGAAAGCACCGCCCTCGTCGAAGGCTCCCTCCGGGCCGCGCAGGTGCGGATCGCGCAGAACCTCGGGGTCGTGACCAACCCCACTGACGTCGCGCAGGAGCTCGCCGAGCTCGTGCTGGAGCAGGAAGTGCTCAACAACTTCCGCCAGCGGATCGCCGACATCGACCTCAACGCCTCGCAGATCACCTCGCAGGCGCTCACCCTCAACCGCCTCGACGGCGACTTCACGATCCTGCGGGGTGACCATGACAGCCTAGTGGGCGTCGTGGACTCCCTGCTCGGGGGCGACCCGGGCACCGGCATTGCCACCCTGATCCAGAACGAGACCAACGAGCGTATCGCCGGGGACCAAGCTCTGGCGACGACGCTGGCTCTGATCGGGGCCCGCAGCGGCGACAACCTCTCGTTCATCCTCGACACCACGAAGGTCCGCGTCTCCCCGACGGAGAGCTTGGCGCAGCGGTTCTCGGCCCTTGTGGCTGCAGACAGCAATGCGCTCGCGGCAATCCAGTCGGAAGAGACGGCGCGCATCAACGCGGACGGCGTCCTGACCTCGTCGGTGAACTCGCTGGGTGCCCGCATGGGTACCGCCGAGGCCGCCATCGTGAACGAGCAGAACGCCCGCATCGCTGGCGACACCGCTGAGGCGAACGCCCGGTCGGCTCTGGCGGCCCGTGTGGGAACCGCTGAGGCGACCATCCTGTCCGACCGGCAGGCCCGGATCGACGGCGACAACGCCCTTGCGTCCGACCTCTCACTGATCGGGGCCAAGACCGCCAACGGTCAGGGCTGGCTGCTCGACCTGAACAAGGTGCAGGTGAGCCCGACCCAGAGCCTCGCGACCCGCCTGTCGGGTATCGACGCGCAGCTGAACGGTAACGCGGCGGCCATCATCAACGAGGCCACTGCCCGGGCCAACGCGGATAGCGCCCTGTCCCAGCAGATCAGCGTGGTGAGCTCGCAGGTGGGCCCGCTGCAGGCCAGCGTCTCGACCCTGTCCCAGTCCGTTGACGGCATCCGGGCGCGCTACGGCGTCTCGCTCGACGTCAATGGCTACGTCACCGGCTTCGTCCAGAACAACGACGGTGCCACCGGTACGTTCGACATCCTCGCCGACAGGTTCCGCGTGGTGGCCCCGGGGGTCGCACCGAGGACGGTCTTCGAGGTTGACGCCCAAGGCGTCAGCATGTCGGGCAACGTCCGCATCAACGGCAACCTGCTGGTCGCCCAGACCATCCAGACCCCGGCGCTCCAGCAGAACTCCGTGTCCACCTCAGCCTACTGGCAGACTGCCTTCGGCGGCGCGATGATCAACTTCACGCAGAACGTGTGGGTCGATTTCAGCACTGCGACGGGCGGCGGCTCTGGCGGCGGTGGCGGTGGTTCCGGCGGTGGCGGCGGCGGTGAGTTCGAGGTGAACCTCCAGTAGACCATGTCCAACACAGCAGCCATCTCGATCCCCTGTTCTGCAGGGGGTCGCACCATCATCACGTGGAACATCTGTGCCGTCCGTACCGGCGGCGACAACGACCGCTCGGCATGGCGTATCGTCCGCCGTCGGTCAGGCTTCTCCGACTACATCCTGCCCGGAACCCCCGAGCTCACCATGACGGGAGCCAACGACCTCCGCAGCTGGACGTGGGTGGACGACCAAGTCCCTGCGGACGGCACGTACACCTACGTGCTGCAGGTCCGGCGGATCGCCGGGGCCGGGACGGTGAACGAAATGATCCTCCACGGATATCACATCAAAAGGTGACCATGCTCGAAAACCTCCAGCAGCAGCAGCTGCTCCTTCTCGCCCGCAAGGCTCTTCTCAAGGACGAGCTCGAAGGCATCAACGCTCAACTGGCCCAGATCGCGGCGGTGACGCAGTTCGCTCAGAACCTCGCGCCGCAGCCGGAACCTGAGGCAGCACCTGAAGAATAAGGGATAAGGCCTTGTCAACCAACGCGCAGCTGACGCAGCAGATCAACAACCTGCTGGCCGCGTGGAACCAGCGCGAAGCGCAGTTCCGCGATTGGTTGGCGGGCACCCCCACCGGGGGCCCCAACGGTGACGGACGGTACCCGCTGAGTGACGCCTCAGGCGTGACCCAGCTGGTGGACTGCCCCGCGAAACTCGCGGACACCGTGGGTGGCCCTGCCGGTCTCTCGACCACCGCCCGCCTGTTGGCGGAGACCGCCCGCGACGTGGCTATCACGGCCCGCGACCGGGCTATCGTGGCGGAGACCCAAGTCATCAGCCTGCACGGCGAGACGATCTCCAACCGAGACCTCGCCAAGATGTACCGCGACGACGCGGCAGCCTTCGCATCGAACGCTGGCGTGGCGCGCACCGGGGCGGAGACCGCCCTGACCGGCGCAAGTGCCGCGAAGGTGGCCGCTGAGGCCGCCCGTGATCTCACCGAGGACTACCGCGATGAAACCCTCCTTGCCCGGGATGCGTCCGTGTCGGCGCGTAACGAGGCCCAGACGGCCCGCAATGAGGCTCAGTCGTTCGCGGCCTCGATCAACCCGGCGAACTTCGCGCCCGCATCGCACACCCACACCATCGCCCAGATCACGGGCCTACAGTCCGCGCTCGACGCCAAGCTGAACACCTCGGGGTTCACGTGGGCAGCCCTGCCGGGTAAGCCCTCGACCTTCACCCCTTCCGCGCACAGCCATGTGATCGCGGACGTGACCGGCCTACAGGCGGCGCTGGATGCCAAGCTGAACACCTCCGGGTTCACTTGGGCGGCCCTGTCGGGGAAGCCCTCGACCTTCACTCCTTCGGCTCACTCCCATGTGGTCGCTGATGTAACGGGCCTGCAGTCGCTGCTCGACAACCGCATGCTGCGTGGGGTTGATCAGTGGCTCACCTCGACCGACGGCAGGAGCCGGTTCTTCTTTGCGAACAACGGGCGCTCGTTCTTCGGATCGCCCAACGGTTACGAGTGGCGTAACGCTTCCGATCAGAACATCATGGAAGTCTGGAACGGCGGCGAGGTGTTCTTCAAGGGGAACGGCCTCTGGCTTGAAGGTCCGTCGCCCACCATGTGGTGGCGGGACTCCAACCACCGAGCGTTCGGTATCCATGTCAACGACGACCTCGCGTACTTCATGCGCGGCGGCACGAACGACCCCAGCTGGTCTGCCCTGTCCAACGGCCAATGGCCGGTGGTGCTCAACCTCAACAACGGGGACGTCACCTTCGGGCGCAACATCGGGGTGACGGAAAACGTCTTCGCGCCCTCCTTGTGGCTGGGCGACGACGTGGTGCTCGGCGACGTCAACGTGGCGAACACCGTCTGCGTCAGAGGACAGCAGAACGGCGACCGAGGCTACATCCAGTTCGGCATCGGCTCGGCGTCCCAACTCGGCGCTGTCGCGGGCGGCGCGCTGACCTACAACGGGAGCACCGTGTGGCATGCGGGGAACTTCGACCCCAGCACCCGGGCCCCTCTGGTCCATGGTCACTCGATCAACGATGTGTCGGGGCTCCAGACTGCGCTCGATGCTCGCGTCCCTTGGTCGGAGTACACCGGCTCCGGACGCCAGTCGCTCACCTCCAACGGTTACCAGCGGCTCCCCGGCGGGCTTATCCTGCAGTGGGGTTCGGTGTTCATCGCCGGGAACGGCTCGGCCACTGTGACCTACCCCATCTCGTTCCCCAATGCCGCCTTCATCGTACTGGCCGACGGCGGCGAGACCGTGACGAACCGACAGGACAACGGGCCTGCCGTGACCTCGTTCAACGCCTTCACCGCCAGCATCACCAACGGGATCGACGTGGGGATCAGCACTCGGTGGTTCGCCATCGGGTGGTGACCCCACACCCTCAAGGAAACCTCAGAAAACCAATGATGTACTCCCCGGAGTTCACGGCTCACCTGAGCGCCCATCGGGGCACTCGGGGGGTCGAGGGGTAACCCTATGGACTTCTCCGCGCTCAAGGAGCGCCTGATCGAAGGCATCGCCGCAGCTGCCCTGTTGGGCGGCGGCGCGCAGCTGATCACCAACACCGTCGATAACGCCACCCAAGACGCCCGGATCGAGCGCATCGAGAAGCTCGACAGCCGCATCGAAGAAATGGCCGACGACGTCGCTGAAACCCGCGAGACCGTCATCCGGCTCGAAACGAAAATGGAGACCACCCAATGAGCGTGACCCGAGCCATCGAGTCCGACCCGCAGATCACCCAGATCGGCACCACCCGGCGTAAGTTCGCCGCCAACTTCGCAGGCCCCAACCTCGCCGCCGGTCAGGCGTCCATTGATGATCTCGTGGGTAGCGGTTGGCAGGTCGTCCGCAATACCGGCGTGACCGTCACCCTGACCAACAACACGCTGGTCCTCGGCCTCGGTACCGCGAACGGCAATGAGTTCATGCTCGTGGCCCCCTCTCTGCAGACGATCCCCGCGAACCTGATCGCGATCCTGCAGCTGTCCCAGCGCATCGCCGGGAACGAGGTCCGCTTCGGCTACGTCGAGATCGACCCCTCGACCGGGCTGCCGGTCCCGCATCCCTCCATCGCCGGGGAGTTCCGGAACTACACCGCTGCTCTGTTCAACGGCACCACGGCAACCACGGCGGTCCTTGAAGCCATGGGTGGCGGGGCCACGGCCAAGCGCAGCGTCACTGTGGCGTCGATGGCGACCACGGCTTCTGCTGCGGACTATGCGCTGGAGGCCCGTAACGAGGACGTCACGCTCCTGTCGCAGGTGGCCGATAACGTCGCCGCCCGGACCTCGGGTGCGGGTCGTATCTCGTCGATGGTGCCGAACCCCTCGCTGACCTATGCCCCGTTCATCTGGGTCCGCAATATCTCGGCTGCCGCGTCGAACACGAACGTGACGTTCAGCCGGATCGTCGCGGTGGACATTCAGGAACTGCAGGCGGAAGTCGGCGGTGGACGTGGCAACATCACGCCCTCGCAGGCTGTGCCGGTTGCGCTGGTCTCCGGGGGTAACGCAGTTGCCGTTTCCGGCACCGCTGCGGTTACCGGCTCCGGTGTGGCGACCACGAACGGCCTGACCCCGCACAAGCTGATCTCCGCAGCTTCGACCAACCTGACGAGCGTGAAGACCACTGCGGGCCGCGTCAGCGGCGGTATCCTCACGAACGCCTCGGCGTCGTGGCGGTACGTCAAGTTCTTCAACAAGAACTCCGCGCCGGTCATCCCGACCGACGTGCCCATCCTGACCATCGGCATCCCGCCGAACGGCCAGCTGAACCTCGGCAGCGTCTTCGACCAGTACGGTTTGTTCTTCGCCGCCGGGATTGCCTACGCGATCACGGGTGCGCCCGCCGATGCGGACACCACTGCGGTCGGCGCGAACGAGGTCGTGGTCGCCCTTCTCTTCGCATAAGGAACCTATGGCACTCTGGCAGATCACCAAGGAGGGCGTCCCCACGGGCGTCCTCTTTGACGACCGACAGGTCGCCCGCCCGGGCGATCCCGAGTTCACGGTCGAACTCGCAACCGCTGAGGCCCAGCGCCTCAAGGCCGATGGCCTCAACTACGTCGGACCCTCCCCTGATCTGGTGGAGCCCGACACCCCCGAATAACCGGAGGAAACCATGAGCCGCGCATCTGCGGACCTGATGGATATGCTCCACGGCTTGGTGGCTGACGGCCTCAAGCAGGAGCTCATGCGGGCAATGGAAGCCCGAGACGAGGACGGCAACCCCGTCCCGATCAACCCCCAGCTGCTCGACAAGGCCATGAAGTTCCTCAAGGACAATGGCATCGACGCGCCTAAGAGTTCCCCGAAGGTGGACTCGCTGGCGGCCCAGCTGGCTGAACTGGACCTCGACGAGGTCGCTGTTGAGAACCGGCTGAATTGACCTCAGCTGATATACTCCGGGGGAACTTCTTGAAGTTCCTCTGGTACGTGTGGACCCGGCTGCTGCTCTTGCCGCAGCCGACCCGCGTACAGCTGGACATTGCCCGCTTCCTCGTGGGCGGTCCCAAGCGCCGGTTCATTCAGGCGTTCCGTGGGGTGGGCAAGACCTTCCTGACTGCAGCCTATGTGGTCTGGAAGCTCTGGAACAACCCCGACCTCAAGATCATGATCGTCTCGGCCAACGAGGCGTTCGCGAACGAGATTGCCTCGTTCATCAAGCAGATCATCGACCACGACGCTGGTGACGAACTGTGGGCCGAGCTCCGCGCCAAGCCGGGGCAGCGCCAGTCCACCCTCGTGTTCGACGTGGGCCCCGCGAAGGCCGACAAGTCCCCGTCGGTGAAAGCCGTCGGGATCACCGGCCAGCTGACCGGGAGTCGCGCCGACATCGTTATCTCCGACGACGTCGAGGTGCCGAAGAACTCCGAGACCGAGACCATGCGCGAGAAGCTCGTCTCGAAGACGGCGGAGTACGCGGCGATCCTCAAGCCGGACGGCGAGATCATCTACCTCGGTACCCCGCAGAGCGAGCAGTCGATCTACCGTGGGCTGCCCGAGAAGGGCTACGAGGTCCGCATCTGGCCCGCCCGGTACCCGCTGGCTGAGAAGCTGGTGAACTATGGGGGGTACCTGGCCCCCATGCTGCTCGCCGATCTCAAGGCGAACCCGGAGCTCCAGAAGCCCACCGCCAGTGTACTGGGGGGCGCACCGACGGACCCCGACCGCTTCACCGATTTGGATCTTCTGGAGCGTGAGAACGAGTACCGCGCTGCTGGCTTCCTGCTGCAGTACCAGCTGGACACCTCGCTGTCCGACGCTGAGAAGTACCCGCTCAAGACCGCCGACCTGATCGTCACCGACCTCGACAAGAAGATCGCCCCTGCCCGCCTCGTCTGGGGCTCTGGGCCGGATCAGGTGATCAAGGGGATCGAGAACGTCGGCTTCGACGGCGACCGCCTCCACCGCCCGCTCTTCACCTCCCCCGAGTTCATTGAGTACACCGGCAGCGTCATGCACATCGACCCCTCGGGTCGTGGCCGGGACCGCACCACCTACTGCGTCACCAAGTTCCTCGCCGGTTACGTCTTCGTGACCGCATGGGGTGGGATGCAGGACGGTTATGGTCCTGAGACCCTGACCGAGCTCGCGAGGATCGCGGCGGAGCATGAGGTGAACGCCATCCACCCGGAAGACAACTTCGGGGACGGGATGTTCGGCAAGCTGCTGGAGACCTACGTCAACCGCGTCCGCCCCTGCCGGATCGAGGGCTACCGGGCCACAGGCCAGAAGGAGCTCCGGATCATCGGGCAGCTGGAGCCGGTCATCAAGCAGCACCGCCTCGTCATCGACACCAACGTCCTCAGGGCGGACCTCAAGAACCCCATAGCGCACTGCGGGCTGTACCAGCTGACGCACATCCATGGGGCTCGGGGTGCCCTCAAGCAGGACGACATGGTCGATGTGTTGGCTGCTGGTGTCGGTCACTGGGCCGAGCACCTCAACGCCGACGCTCGCAAGCTCGAAGAGGAACGCAAGCGCAAGGCCGACGAGGACTGGGAGCGGCAGATGTTCGCTTGGACGGTGGGGCAGAGCTTCTCCCCCAAGCTCCGTGGCATCGCCGCCCACAGAGGCCGAGGAAGGCCGAGGAAGGGCTTCCGCTAGTACCCCAGCGGCCACCAGTGGATCACCAACGGTACCCCTATTTCCGGCAGCCCTACGGGGCACTGGATGGGGTACCCGAGGTCACTGCCGGGGCCCTGCCGGGGTACTGTGGGTGAGGTGTGGGATGGGATGGTACCAACCACCCACCTCCTCCTCACCAACCCCATCACCTCCGGTCTGCAGGCACAGACAGTCACCTGCCATGTCAGGGACACCTGTGGGTATACCCTCAGTAGGTACCCTATATCTCCACCCTCCAAGGGTGGGCCCTAATTGGGGGTCTCCGACATCCCGTTAGTTTTGCTGCAAAAATCCGAAGCGGGAGGCGAGGGATCGCTCGTCCCCCGGTCCCCCCATAGGGGGCCCTGCCGATCACTGCCAGAGCGCCCGCGAAAGCCTCTCTTTCCGCATAGCGATAGGGGGCAGGGTGGCGCGATACGGTGGCGCGATTGACGGCGGCCCTAGGGTTTCCGCGCTTGACGTAGTAGGGCTAGGGGGATTGCGCCATGCCCGGGCCCTGCCATGCCCTGCCGGTCACCGCCGGGGCTCTATGGGTGGCGCGGGGCCCTGCCGCATTGTGTGCCGCGTCTGTCTGTCTCGCCCTGCTTTTTTCGTGCCCGATATATGCCACACCCTGCCACACCCTACAGCACACCATCGGGGCCCTGCCGATATCCTGCCGGGGCCCTGCCGGTTCGCGCCTATCCTGCCGGGGCCCTGCCGGTTCGCGTCCATTGGACCGAATCAGCGCGCCGCCCGGGGCCCTGCCGGGGCTCTTTTGGGCCCTGCCGGGGCCCTGCCCTGCATTTTTTTTGAGCCCAAAAATGGCGGATTTCTGCGGGTTTCCCGGCCTAGTCCGAAAAAAACTTCCCCTAACCGAACTTTTTTTGTTGACCCCGAAAAAAGGTTCCATTAGCTAGAGGATCACCGGACGGCGACACGCTCTCCGGTACAGCAAGCCTCACCGGCCAAGCAAGTAGGGTGAGGGCGACCGCCGAAGGCGAGGGCTTCAGACGAGACTGGCCCGGCCCGGTAGGCGGTTGACAGATGCAGGGTGAGCCCGTCGGACGACGCGCAAGAGGCACTAAGCTCCCTGCCAGCAAGCTAGCGGTGCGGTCTCCCTATGAGGCCGCCGCAGGGAGATCGCCGAGGACGGGTAAGGCCCTGCGAGAGCCGCTAGCAGGACAGAACCCCGGCACCGCGTGAGCCGTCCCGGGTGAGAGGCTTAGAGCCTCTCCGGTTCCGTGGCGGTCGGGCTAGGTCCGGTCGCCTCGTAACCGTTCAACCTAAACTTCCATTAGACGGAGAAACTGCCATGCAATTCAATGTTGACCTCGCCGCCCTCGCCGCCACCGTTCGCAAGGCCCCGGGTGTGATCCTCTATGAGGGCCCTTCCAAGCTGGACGGGTCGCCGATTGTGGTGATTGCCACCGGGCTCAAGCCTAAGGGCAAGGGCGCGAACCGTAAGACTGGCGACATGATCCAGACTTACATCATCCGTTCGGACATGGGCCCGCTTGATGCGATTGCGCAGGGTGCCGACAAGGCAATCTGCGGCGGCTGCCAGCACATGGCGCAAGAGGCAGGCTATCGCCCGAACGGCAAGGTCTTCTACAAGGGCCGCTCTTGCTACGTGAACGTCGGGCAGGGTGCCACGACCGTGTGGAAGGCCTATGTCCGGGGCGTTTATCCCAAGGTGAACGCCTTCCAAGCGGCTGAATTGCTGGCGGGCAAGATTGTCCGTCTCGGCACCTATGGTGACCCTGCAGCGGCCCCGCTGGCAATCTGGAAGCTCGCCACGTCCAAGGCTGAGGCTTGGACCGGGTACACTCACCAGTGGCGCACCCTGCCCGCCGATTGGGCCGCCCTCGTCATGGCTTCCGCCGATACCCTGCAGGACATGGACGACGCCCACGCTGCCGGGTGGCGGACCTTCCGCGTCACCGCCGAGCCCTTCCAGAACGTCAAGGGCCGCGAAGCGGTGTGCCCTGCCAGCGATGAAAAGGGCAAGGTCGCACAGTGCATCACCTGCAAGGCCTGCATGGGCACTAGCAGCAAGGCCCGCGTCTCGATCCAGATTGCCGCCCATGGCGCTGGCAAGAGCAACTTCCGCTAAACTTCCATTAGGGCGAGTGTCCCGCTAAGGGCACCGCCCGCCACCTTCGGAGAAACTGACATGACCACCACCGTTCCCGCTATCCTCGCCCTGACCCACACGAAAATCGGCGGCCTGACCCGCAAGCCTGACCGGGCCCGCTTCGCGCAAGACGTGGAGAACGCCGTCGCCGCCCTCGTGCCGGAAGCGAAGCTGACCCGCCTGAGCCATGAGGACGGGGAGCTCGTCATGGGCTTCACCGTCCCGGGCAAGCTGTCCTGCACCTTCCGCCATGGCAAGGGCAGCCGCTTCGTGCCCTTCGTCAGCTGGTACGGGGCCGCAAGCCGCCTTCGCGGTGCCCCGGGGGCTTGGCACTCGTGGGACGTGAACGGCTTCCACGGCTGCAAGGCCACGTCGTTCCCCATGTCGCTGAACGCCCTGATCAGCACCGTCGTGGTCGGCCTGCTGTACGCCGCCAATGGCAGCGCCTTCAAGGAAGGGGGTGAGTGATGGCCGCGCCGCGCTTCCTTGAAGTCTCGCCGGTCGCCGGTTGGTCGCACTACCCGGTTGACTACGGGGCCGTCCCGACGGGCGGCCACTGCGGTGTCCTCGCCTGTGCAATCCTCGCCGGGACCACCTTCGAAATCGCATGGGACGTCCTGTCCACCGGGCGGCGCGGTCGATGGACCGGGGGCACCCGCATCGCCGAGCGTGAGGCGTTCCTCAAGGCCCTGAACGTGCCCCACAAGGCCCGCACCCACATCAGCCGGGATCGCCTCAAGTGGCTGCGCTCCACCGGGTCGCCCTGCCTGAACGATTACCGCCCGCGCTGCAACGTCGCCACCTTCGCGGCCCGTCATGCCAAGCCGGGGGTGACCTACATGATCACCATCGCCCGCCACGTCGTCACCCTGCGGGATGGGATCGTCATGGACCAGCAGCAAGCCGCGCCCGCCGCGAAGCACTGGACCGCCCGCAAACTGATCCGCCACTCAATCGAAAGGCTCTGACCATGTCCACCAAGTTTGAAATCACCGTGCATTGGGGCGCTGACCACAAGGGCAAGCCCGTCGCCGCCTTCTGGCTCTACTCGGACGCCCAACGCTTCGCCGAGGTCGCCAGCAAGGATTACCCGGACGGGCCCTTCGCGGTCTGCGGGCCGGTCGCCAAGGGCCGCAGCCTGACCGTCTACGTCGCCGGGAAGATCACCCACGAAACCATCATCGAGCATGGGGAGGCCGCCACATGCTGACCGCCGGGATCACCCTGCTGTTCATCGGGGCGGGGGTCTGCGCCCTCGCCACCCTGATCGACACCGCCTGCCGCATCCCTCGCCTGCTGGACGAGCTCGAACGGGAGCGCCGCCGCCTGTCCAACGTCACGCCCTACACCGGGCCCCTCTACAACCGCCACGACCGGGAGATTGAAGCATGAAGGTCGCCGTCTATTTCAACCTGCGCCGCCGCCTGTTCAGCGTGAAGGCGCTGGAGGGGCCCCGCAAGGGCCGCGTGATCGCACACTCGGAGATCGTCACCCTGACCGGGGTGACCTTCAAGGTCAGCGAGGCTGGCCGCCAGCGTGTGCTGCGAGAGCGGCAGAAGAACGTCCACGCCTTCGTTATCGGCGAGCTCGATCTGGACCGAGGGCTGACGACGTCGCCGGGTGCTGACGTCCACGCACCGTGGACCCGCTGCTCCTACAACCCATACGAGGGGCCCGACTTCGTCACCGCATGGGGCAACCCCATCGAGACCGCCGCCGTCGCCCGCTGCCACCTGTCCGGGGGCAAGGCCCGGATCATTGCTTCCATCTGACAGACACTCACCCAAGGAGAACTGACCATGACACCCAAGCACACCCACGACTGCACCAACTGCCGCTTCCTCGGCACCTATGAGGGCGTCGATCACTACGCCTGTCACGCCACCGACGGCACCCGCCGGGTGACCCTGCTGCGCCGCTACAGCAGCGAGGGGCCCGACTATGACAGCTTCCCCTGCTACGCTGGGCTGCCGTCCGAACACGCCGCGCTGCTCAACATGCCGAGCAAGTGGACCCTGACCCTGCGCCTCGCCCGGGCATACGAGGCTGGGTTCCAGAAGGGCATCTTCGCGGGGGTCGAGATTGCCTGCGAGGCGGAGCCGGGTTGCCCTGATTGCGAGGGCGAGGGCCGCGTCTGGAACAACGCCGACCGCACGTCCGGCCAGTGGGTGCCCTGCACCTGCCCCGCCGGGGACGACGTCGCCGGGGAGGGGTGCTGATCATGACCTTCGCATCCTTCCGCGACCACGCCCGGGCCGCACACATCACCGCCGCCGGACGGGGCGAGCGCCACCGTGAGGCCTTCCGCGCCGAGAACGAGCGCCTCTACGGGCACCTGCCGTCCCTCGACGGGTGGCTGCTGGTGCAGCACCGCTCGGCGATCCACCGCTACAGCCCACTGCGTCCGGTCGAGCGCATCCCTGCCACATGGCGGGCCCTCGACCTGATCGGTCGCCCGTTCGGGGATAGTCCCGAGCAAGTCTTTGCCGCCCTGTCTCGGGGTGGTACCTACACCCAGAGCTTTGGCTACGTCAGCATGACCAAGGAGAACACGCAATGAGCCGACAATTCAACCTGACCGAGAACGAGACCCGGGCCGCCCTGATCCTCGTGAAGTCCTGCCTCGACGGCATGGGCGGCACCCGGCCCCTCGATCTGGACGACGACCCGTACACGTGGGTCGCCCCGGATGATCTGATCAGCAAGGGGTACTCGAAGAACGAGGCCGCCGGTACGTGGGGCGCGCTGCTTGAGAAGGGCGTGATCGAAGAGGTGGACACCAACGAGTGGGCCCTGTCGGACGCGGCGTACCGCTGGCTCGACACCATCTGGGACGCCCAAGCCTAGCCTATCGGGTCGCACCGATATGACACCATGCTTCCACCAGACAGCACCTCTTGCAACTGGAAGCATCGTACCTATATACCAGCCGCGTCCCTCGGGACGAGCAGCGAGGCTATCAAGGCCCAAGCTGGGGGACGCGGCTAACGCAACAGGAAGTGCCCGCCTATCGTCAGGCGGGGTTCGACAGTGTGAGCTTGAGAACAACATGGCGATCAACCAACCTGCAAATGATGACTACCGGGGGAATGAAGATGAAGGACGGAAAGATGGCAAAGGAAGGAGCGAAGAGCGGGTCTCTGATCGGGCACGTCGCCGATCTGCGGAGTTTTTCGAGTGGCTTGCTCGCCCTCGCGGAGGTGACACCGGAGAGGGTGAGTGCCCCGCAGCTGCTGTTCTTCATGTTCGCAGGGCTGGCTGACCTTGCCGGTAAGCCTGCCACCTTCACCGAGATAAAGGAAATGGTCGGCGGACCCATCAGCCGCTCGCTGCACACCACCTACAAGGTGTTTCTGACGGACAAGGATCGGGAGCCCGGTCGTCAGGTGGCGCTGGGCTGGCTGATGCGGGAGACCGACCGCTCCGACAACCGCCGCAAGTACCTGCGGCTCACCAAGGAAGGCCGCGAGATCATGACCGAAGTGGTCCGCGCAATCACAGGAGAAGACCTCTAATGGCCGAGCTCAAGACGAAGCCGAACGGCATCTACTACCTCGACGTCCGCCTGCCTGACGAGAGCGGCGACCTCAAGCGCACCCGGGTGTCACTCGATACCCGGGACAAGGCCGAGGCCGAGAGCCAGCGCCGCCAGTGGCTGGCCGGTACCCACCCCAAGCACCCTGCCCGGGGCGGAGTGATCGCACCGAAGGGCCGCGCCGAGCGCGACGATCCTTCCATCAGGCGGGCAGTCAGCGCAACGGACAAGACCGTGGAGCGGTGGCTGTGGGGCTGCCTCGACACCGTCTGGAACGCGAGTAAGGACGTGGTGAAGGACGACAAGGGGCACCGCTCGAACGTCCGGGTGCTGTGTCGCAATCTGCCTGACGGCCTGTTGCTGGCCGACGTCACCGCCGAGCATGTCACCGCACTGGCCGACACCCTGTGGAAGCAGGGGTACAAGCCGGGGTCGGTGAAGAAGCTGATGAACGCCCTGTCCCGGGCGCTGAACCACGCCACCCGCACGAACGACCCGACCACCGGCAAGCCTTACCTCGCCGTCCGCCCTCTGTTCCCCGAGATCAAGGTGAAGAACACCAAGGACCGGGTGATCACGATGGACGAAGAGCAGGTGATCCACGAGGTGATCGACAAGCGCATCGACCGCGAGCCCCTGCAGCACTGGTGGGAGTTCAAGATGCTGATGCTGGTGCTGGCCGACACCGGGTTCCGCATGGGCGAGGCCCTGCAGCTGGGCCCGAGCTCGATCAACCGGCAACGGTGGATGGACCCGGTGACCGGCGAGCAGTGCGAGGGCACCTTCCTCATGCTGCAGCGGTACACCACCAAGAACGACAAGCCTCGACAGGTGCCGGTGACCGACCGCCTGCTGCGCCTGATCCCCACGCTCAACGCCCGAGCGAAGGCTGGCCGGTGGTTCCCATGGCAGCCGGGGTCGAACACCCCCCTGCGCTACCTCGGGTTCGTCAAGCAGGACGTGAAGCGCCGGGGCTACAACATCGACGACGTCACCCTGCACACATGGCGGCACACCTGCGCCACCCGCCTCGCGCAAGGTGGCATGGACCTGATCGGCCTGCGGGACTGGCTGGGCCACGGCGATATCAAGATCACCGCTGGCCGGTACATCCACCTGATGGTCGGCCACATCCACCGGGGCACCGCGATCCTCGACACCTTCAATGGCACGAGGGGTCCGGCGCAACGACTCGAAGCTGTCGCCGGGTGACCCTTCACCATGCGAGATTGTCAGTCTAATGGAAACCACCGTGCCACGCTGGCACGATATGGGGGTGTTAAGTGCCTGATTTTGTGGGATTCCATGGTAGCGGAGGAGGGACTCGAACCCCCGACACGCGGATTATGATTCCGCTGCTCTAACCGGCTGAGCTACTCCGCCCCATGGGCATCCGGCGTGCT